CGTGCAGTGGGAGGGTTGTTTAACCCTATACAGCTCGGAAAGACGAGAACCAACAATTTGAATACTGACTGCGGGTTGAAATAATATCGCACAAATAGGGTTTGAATCTGAAGGTGACGGAAGCGGTTAGTCGTCTGTGTTGGTGTATATTATCTATGCAGTGCATAGATCAACACACAGGTAGCTTATATAGGTAAAGCGGGGGGACGTATAATCCTTGGTAAAGCTGGTTCGAGTCCAGCCCTGTGTGGTTTTAGTTAGAATAAATATTGAATCGGCAGCACGGAATGACGTGCAGTCTAAGCGATCCGCCAATACGGATTCAATATTTATGTTGGTTTATATATCATATTTATTCTAGGGAATATATGCAGGTTAAAGAAAAGTGGACTAAGCGCAAGTTTATTGAAATGAATCGGGTTTACCTTGGCTTGTCTCAGAAAAAACTTGCAGAATTATCTGGAACGAGTGCGCTATCGATTAGTCATCAAGAGCGTGGGCATCGTCCGCCTCGTGATGCTACGATTGATGCGTTAAGGAAGGCTGGTGATACGTTAGAACCATTGGCATATTGGGAATAATAGGGTATTATAATGCTTTAAATGGAGGTTTAAATTATGGCAGGTGGTCACGGTTTTGAGCGTCCTAAAAAAGTTCCTGTTGATCCTAAGCAGAAAGTACCGACTAAAAAGAAGTAAACTTTTGGATTGAATTTATGGAAAGCGCAGTATTTGTCATATTTGCTTTTGTACTAAAAGAAGATAGACGAATGGCTGCGCTAATTTTTTTTGTTGTTAACTTGTTCCATTTTTTAGGAATAGGTAGAGAACACGGGCCATTTTTTTATTATGCAACAGCAGCACTCCTAGACGGAATTACTGCTTGGTTTTTGGTTGGATTGATGACTCATACAAGCTTCTTATTGTGCGCATCAAGTATTGCAAGTTGTGTAATAAATGGGATAGGTTACATCTGGTACTTGGCTTATATGCCTGCAATGCCATACAATATCACCATTATTTTTATTTTGGTGATTCAAATGGCAATTTTGCTAAGGGATGGCATATATGATACAGGATGCGCTTTCTGCAGTTTCTATGATAGTTTGGATATGCGTCATCGTGTACTGGGTTCTTTTAAAGGTAAAATGGTGCACTTATGAACGAACACGTAAACAGCGCATCACAAGTATTCGCACTAGCCGCAAATCAACCGAAGATTACCGCGACAATTAGCGCATTAGTTACATCAATTGGATTGAGTCATATCAATGTAGTTTTAGGCATGGTAAGCACTTTTGTAGGTTTGCTAATCGGTATTTATACGATCTATCGCATGTGGCAGTCTTCTAAGATTGCCGAAAAAGATATGAGAATCAAAGACATAGAGATTGCAAAGCTGGAAAAAGAACAATAGGCCGGCATGGGCCGGTTTTTATTTGAGGGCGTATGATCCATAATAATTCAGACGATGACACTAAGCCGGTTGGTCGTCCTAGTTCATACAGTGCAAAATATGCAGAACAAGCAAAGAAAATGTGCATGTTGCTTGGTGCAACAGATGAACAATTGGCAGAAGTTTTTGATGTGGCCGTATCTACTATTTATGAGTGGAAAAAGAATTATGCTGAATTTTCAGAGGCCATAAAAGAAGGTAAGGTATCTGCTGATGCTGAAGTTGCCGTATCACTGCACCATAGAGCCACTGGATACTCACATCCAGAAGTAGATATCAAGGTTATCGAGGGGCAAATTGTGCAGACAGTTATCACTAAGCACTACCCACCAGATACAGGCGCAGCAATGGCTTGGCTAAAGAATCGTCAGCCTAAGGTTTGGCGCGATCGTCAGGAAATTAAATTAGATACAACTGATAACTTTGCGGAGTACATGTTAGCCCGTGGACAACAAGAGACTGATTGAAGAAGCGGATATCCTTCTGGAAGCCATTAGGCTTAACCCGAATGATCTTGCAGCATGGCGAGCCGGAATTACTAACAAGTGGTTCCGGCTCAATACTTTGTACAACATCAAAGACAAATCAGGTAAGGAGGTGCAGTTTAGGCCAAACTTTGCCCAACGAGCATTTTTTGCAGATAGACATAATAACGATATTGTGCTAAAGGCTAGACAACTTGGTTTTACTACCTTCGCCATGCTTGATGGGCTTGATGATTGCCTTTTTATCCCTAATTTCTCTTCTGGCTGTATTGCCCATTCCTTTGATTCTGCAAAAGATATCTACCGAAGCAAAATAAAGTTTGCGTATCAAAAAATAAATAATGCATTTGTCAAGTTTTTAACAGGCGGGCGTTTTGTGCTTCCTGTTCCGGTAAATGATAAAAACACTGGGTTTGTATTTAGCAATGGTTCAAGCATACGCGTAGGTACTGGATATCGAGGCGATACGCTTCAATCACTGCACATATCAGAATTTGGCAAGATATGCAAGAAGTATCCAGAAAAGGCAAAGGAGATTGTAACTGGTGCTCTTGAGTCGGTAGGCATTGGCAATCGAGTTACCATTGAAAGCACCGCAGAAGGTCGGGAAGGTTATTTCTACGAGTATGCAGAGGCAGCGCGGATATTGAAAGAGAAGGGTAAAAAGCCTAACTCTATGCAGTATCAATTCCATTTTTATTCTTGGTGGCAAGATCCTGCTTATACGATGGATGAAGAGCAGGATATACCTGAACGTCTATTTGCTTACTTTGAAAAGCTTGAATCAAAGCATGGCATTGCATTAACTGCCGGACAGAAGAAGTGGTACGCAAGCAAGGAGGCAAAGCTAGGCAGTGAGATGACTAGAGAGTACCCAAGCACACCAGAAGAGGCGTTCTTGCAGGCCATTGAAGGGGCTTATTACTCGCAGCAATTCAGTAAGATCTATAAAGATGGTCGTATCTGTGTATTGCCTGATAATGATCACCTTGCCGTTCATACGTGCTGGGATATCGGTATCGGGGATAGTACGGCGATCTGGTTTTATCGCATGGTAGGCGATGCGCCACATATTATTGATTACTATGAAAACTCAGGAGAGTCTATGGGCCATTACATCAAGATAATTGAGGATAAGGGCATTGCTAATGGTTGGAAGTTTGGCAATCATACTGCCCCGCATGATATCAATAATCGTGAGTTTGGCAGCAAAGGTAAGACACGCAAGGATCTAGCAGCGGAAGGTGTGGAGTACATGGGTAAGACGTATGCTATCAAGTTTCAGGTAGCGCCTAAGCTGTCTATTATGGACGGTATCGAGGCTGCAAGGTTGTTGCTTGCTAAGTGTGTGTTTGATGAAGAGAAGACAATGGAAGGAGTGAAGGTGTTAGAGCATTACCGCAAGGAATGGAACGACAAGCTAGGATGCTGGCGAGATAATCCGCTACATGACTGGTCGTCACACGGTGCGGATGCGTTCCGTTATCTGGCAGTAGTAGAGAATAAGCGTAAGTCAGGTGGATTGTTCACCTAAAAAAAACCCGCCTTAATTGGCGGGTTTTTACTTTGCAGATTTTATTGATGTGATCGCTCTGAGGCATAGTGGGCAAGTAATCCCGCCGCGCTGTGTTTTCTTTGCTATCGCCCATGCACAAGCATAAAACCATACACGCACTATGTTAAAAAACCACACGTCTAAGGTGTGGTTTTGTTTAGCGCAGCAGCCCTACACTTTCTATAAGTCCCCACGACTTCCACTAGTTTAAGCGTGGTTGCCTCAAACGAGTTGTCATAAGGAGGGGTTAATACCGGACAACTCACAACAGCAAGTTCATTAGAAGGCGGCATTGATGTTGCGCATGCTGTCAGCGTCATGGACACAAGAAGCAGAACGATACATTGGATTGCTCTTAACATTATGTTGCACCTTCTGGTAGATAGTAGTGTTTTTGATCTCTATCGCAGCTATAGCCGATGCTGTTGCCGTGGTGGCTGCTTCGGTGGCGCGTTGTTCGATGTTGGTAGCGATTGCATGTTGTCCTTCGCTATATTTGTACCCTATCACCAAGCCAGATAATACGCTTGCTAGCATTAGTGATAGGGTTATAGATGGTATAGGCATTATACTGTCCTCACATTACCATTATCTTCTTTTCCGTAATATTCGCAGCGCTGTTTATATGGATAATAGTGTGAGCTACGAACCGGCTTCCATTGTGATCAGCTCCATTCAAGCAATCTGCTTTATAAACAAGATGATCTACACTAATAATCGTTTCAGTTACTTCGTTTACATCATGCATTTTTTGTTACTCCAAAAACAGCCTCATAACGGGGTGCTAGTATTGATGATAATAAAATTCTATTCATAGTCATGCATAGCCGCCATAACTTCATTCTGCTGAACAAACAATTCTTCTGATAGTGGTTGTAGTGGGGTGTGGTGTGTCATTGTATTAATTCCTAAAGTAGTGAGTAGAATAATTTCAGCCAAAAACCTACATCCTGTTTCGCTCATTCCATCAGCAAAAGCAATAGCTAGTTTTTCCTGTTTTTTGCATCGGCATCAAAACGGATTGCGCATTCATCAAGAAGACATACAAGCTCTTCATGGCTCATTGTCTTTGCTAAATCAGCAACATTAACTTCAAACTCTTTATTTATTGACACTTGCATTTCACTCATCCTTCTTAAAAGAAACAATCCTTAGAAATATCACTACCCAAGGAATCCATTTACCTAGCCCTGCCTCTGCGGGCATGTATTGAACAATGATGGGCAATTGCTGATGAGAGAATGATAGCACCTCAGCATAATATTGTGCAAGCATTCCCATGAATGCGCAGAATATAACTGTGGC